ATGAAAGCAATTAAAGTGACAGTTGACTATGGCGAATGGAGCAAGGTGAGTGACTTTCTCCGCGAACTTGACGGAGAAGACCTGTTCTCTTACCAGATCGACAATGTTTCATTCGTGATCGTGGCCAATGGCGAGTACTCAATGTCCTGGGCGAAAGCGATGCTAACCAAGACATTTGATGAAGAGGTGATAGTAATTAGTTTAAAATAAGATAGTTATGAAAAAGCAAGTAACTGTAACAAAAGAGAACCGGGAATTTTTGGAAAAAGCTTTCAAGGTTAGTTCTGTTATGATTTGGAAGGCTCTCACTTTTGAGAGTGACACGGATCTTGCCCGGAGGATCCGGAAGCTGGCTGTAGAGCGCGGCGGTATCGAAATGTGTTTTTGCCCGGTACTGGAAACGATGCATGACAGTGATGGTTATATGCGCCAGTACCTGCCCAACGGTGTCATGCTGGAATTCAACAAGAATGACGGTAATGGTTCTGTGTTTTTCAAGGGAAAAGAGGTGAGGCATTATGACCGGGTAATGGTCAGTGAGATAAAGTTCATCCAAGGCTGGGCGATGACATTGAAATAAGGGAGGGTGATATGGAATACTACAACGGTAAACTTTGTATCTCGATGCGGGAGCTTGTGGATGGTGGTATTATGACCATACCCAATTATAAGCAGCTGGCTGCTCGCAAAAAGATCGATATCGCCCGCCGCGGTGATAGAGGAGGTTGCGCCCTTGTGGTAGTTGATAGTTTCCCTCCCCGCTACAAGGAAGATATCTACACTCGTTTTCCTGACAGTGACTCCGTTCGCCTTGCCGGTTGGGTTCGTTCGAACTACGAGATCGATCAGGCTGCTGTCGTTTTCTTCCACGACCGTGAGAAGACCGGCCTTGATTTGAAGACGGAGAAGATCCGTGAGTATATTACGAACGCCAGCGTCCTGAATACCTGTATTCGCCTGTATGACAACGCGCGGACCTACCAGCGTATTGCCGGCGACAAATACGACTGGGGTAAGATGGCCGCCGCCGTTGACAGTCTCCGTGCGCAATTCGGGCACACGCTTCCGGGCAGCATGCTGCGTTTCCGCAAGAAGGTCGCCGAGTACAGGCGTGACGGCTACGGCTGTCTTATCAGCGGCAAGTTCGGCAACCAGTCGGCCCGTAAGGTGGACTATCGTACCGAACGCCTTATCCTGGGCATTGCCGTGCTTCCCAACAAGCCGTTCAACACCAACGTGGCGGAGATGTACAACCAGTTCGTGTGCGGTGAACTGGACGTTTATGATCCCGAGACGGGCGAGCTGTTCAATCCGGACGACTTCACCGACAAGAACGGCGAACCCCGTGTTTTGAGCGAGACGACCATCAACAACTACCTGAACAAGCCGAAAAACCGGGTGTTGATAGAACACAAACTGTCAAGCTGGACCACGTTCATGCACGAGCAGATGCCGCACGTTCACCGCCATGCCCCGGAATTCTCCTTCAGTAAAATCTCGTTCGATGACCGCGACCTTCCCCGCAAGCTTAAAGATACCAAGGCGCGCCCGAAAGCATACTACGCCTATGACGTTGCCAGCCAGTGCGTGGTCGGTTTCGCGTACAACCGCAACAAGAATGTGGACCTGGTGGTGGACATGTTCCGTTCCATGTTCCGGCTGATCGACCGGAAAGGCTGGGGCTGCCCGGCGCAGGTGGAGGTCGAGAACCACCTGATGAGCCAGTGGAAGGACAGTTTCCTGAAGGCCGGCGTGATGTTCCCGTTCGTCCGTTTCTGTGCCCCCCAGAATTCCCAGGAGAAGTACGCCGAGCAAATGAACGGTGCCAAGAAGAAGGCCGTGGAACACCGGAACCACCTCGGTATCGGGCGTTTCTACGCGAAGGACCGCCACTACCGTACGGAGAGCAGAAAGGTCTTTGACGAACAGAATGACACCTATGAGGACAAACAGTATTACAGCTGGGACGAGCTGGTCGCCGATGACATGCGCGACGTGATGGAGTTCAACAACTCGCTTCATCCCAACCAGAAGAAATACCCCGGCATGACACGCTGGCAGGTTCTTGAGGCGAACATGAATCCGAACCTTGAACCCATAAACAAGGCCGTTCTGGCCCGCTTTATCGGTGATCATGTGGAGACAAGCGTTCGCCGCAACTCTTACTGTCAGGTCGGATATACGGACTGGTGGCTGAGTGGTACCGGGGTGCTGGAACGTCTGGCACCGAACAACTGGAAGGTGGACGCCTACTACCTGACCGACGATGACGGCAACATCACCGACGTGTATATCTACCAGAACGGCATGTTAGTGGACAAGTTGCAGAATGTCGGCACGTTCAACACCGCAGACTGTGAGCAGACCGACGCGGACAGGACGGTATTCGTGGAACAGCAGAAAAAAATCTCCGGCTTTAACGCATACATCAAGAACAACGCCATTTCCGGTGTGGGGGTATTAAAACCCCGTCCGGAGAAAGAAAAGGCCGTAGAGGCCGTGGAATTGCCCTCCATGGACATGGAAAGCCCCGCTTTACAGGAGACTTTCCTTCCGCCGGAGGATTACAGCCGCAAGGCTCTGGATGATTTCATGTAACAGCATTATAACGATATTAAATTAAGATTAGAATATGATTACAACGGAAAATAAAAAACGCATATCGGAGGCCATCTCGTCCCAGCGGGCTAACTACCCGAGTGACGCCAAACACGCCGCCTCCCTGGGTATAACAACTTCGGTTTACAGTGCCGTGAAGAACGGCCAGACCGAGAAAGTGTTGAGTGATGCCAGCTGGATCACGATCGCCCGCAAACTGGGTGTCAGCCTTCGCGGCGGTATGGAATGGAAGGCCGCCCGCACTGCCACGTTCGAGTATATCACCGCCCAGCTGGAGTTCTGCCAGGAAGGCGGCCTGAGCGGTATCCTGTGTGACATGGCCAATATCGGCAAGACTTTCACCGCGCTTTACTACGTGAAGGGACACCGCAACGCCATCTATATCGATTGTGCCCAGGTGAAAAGCAAGCAGCGTCTGATCCGTAAGATAGCCAAGGAGTACGGCGTGAGCAGCAACGGCCGTTATGTTGATGTTTATGACGACCTGGTGTACTACCTGCGTTCCATCGAGACCCCGCTGATTATCCTGGACGAGGCTGGCGACCTCCAGTATGAGGCATTTCTGGAACTGAAGGCGCTGTGGAACGCCACCGAGCACTGTTGTGCCTGGTACATGATGGGGGCCGACGGTCTGAAAGAGAAAATAAACCGCTCCATTGAATGCAAGAAGGTAGGCTACACCGAGATGCTGAGCCGTTACGGCGACAAGTACAGCAAGGTTACCCCGGATGACGGAAAGGAGCGCGAACGATTCCTGAACGAACAGGCCCGCATAGTTGCCAAGGTGAACGCCCCGGAAGGGACGGATATCGCCCAGATCGTGAGGAAGAGCGGCGGCAGTCTCCGTCGTGTCTATACCATTTTTGAACTGATGAAACGTGCTTGAAGATGAAGAGCCCAGCGGAGAAGGAAAGAAAGGAGTCGGCTCCCCGTCGTGCGTACAGCCCCGGGGAGATTATCGCCCGTAAGTATGAACCCCTTCCGTGGGGCCCCCGGTGGAGCGGTCCGTTCGGCTGTCCGGACATTAATGAACTGTGGTTTATCAGCGGCCAGTCGGCCAGTGGCAAGAGTTCTTTCGTGATGCAGCTCGCCTACGAGTTGTGCGGTTACGACAGCGTGCTTTATCTTTCCTACGAGGAGGGGTTGAACCAGTCGTTCCAGCAGCGCCTGATCCGTTTTCACATGGACGAGATGCGCGGGCGTTTTCGTGTCGCGGTTGATGACACGCTGGAGGAACTGGTGGAACGCCTTGCTCGTCCGAAAAGTCCGCACTTCGTTATCGTGGACAGCTTCCAGGTGGCCGGGTGGACCTATGACCAGGTCAGTATGCTGGTCAAACGTTTCCCCCGGAAGAGCTTCATCTTCATTTCCCAGGAGCACAAGGGGCAGCCGATGGGTAAGGCCGCTGTCCGGCTCCGTTACCTGGCAGGCGTGAAGATTCGTGTCGTGGCTTACAAGGCCTTTTGCCAGGGACGTGCGACGGAAAATCCCGGCAGTTATTTCGTGGTTTGGGAGGAAGGCGTTTTAAGGACAAGTAATAATTTATAAACATCATAGGAATGAGCAAGTTCAAGGAAATTATCGAAATCGTGGCCCCGGTTTACATCAACCCGAAGCCGGAAGGAGTTCAAGCACGTGAGACATATCACTCCGACGGTCACGTGTGCAGTTGTTGCAAGGGCAACCGGTGGTTCTGGGGTGAGGACGAAATGGGTGAGCGTGTGAAACGTGACTGTCCCGTTTGTAAGGGCAACGGCAGCCTTGATGCCGTGATAACCGTCGAATGGTCCCCTTCAGCAGTACGGTCATGAGAAAGGAGTATTACAATTATGTGGTGAAGCTGCCCGTGTTGCTTCATGACCTGTTCCGCGAGAAAGTCGCCGACTACCATTTCACCGACATGACCGTGGTGATGAACCATCTGGTGAAGTCCTACATTCGTGTGACGTGTGGAGGAAAAGTTTCCACGGCTACCCGGCGCATCCTTCTCCACATGGACCGTATTCCCGACATGGGATTCTTTTTCCGCCGTCAGGAAAAGGCGGTGCTGTTTTTTGAGATGGATCCGGCCGTCACTGACAGCTTGCAACATGCCATTGCCTCCGGTGGTTGGGGCAACCGCCAGCGGCTTGCCGTTTGCCTGGTGTGCGCTTTCTGTTGCGGTGCCGACGTGACCCTGAATAACCTTTCGATGGAACTCGCCGCTGAAGAGGTGTTCCGCCGCCCGGAAGGTTACCTGGTCCATACTTACGTGAGCAACTATCAGTACGTGTTTCTAAAAGAGACGGCTTCGGCCCAGCGCATGAGCGTGGAAGGTATCCTGACGGCAGCTGCTGAACTGCTGGTGGGATCGGATGACGGCGGTACTGATTACCATATCCCCGAAAGTCTTGGGCGTGTCGCTGAAAGCGTGCTCGGAATAAAGGGCAGCACGTTGAAGGATTTCCGCCGCCAGCGTCTGGTGAGTATCCGCACGAACACCATCGGTCCGGACCGTATCTCCGCCTTCATGGAAAGGCACGGTATCGCTTCCGCCCGGGAATTTCTTCGCCGCGTGGTCCTTTTCTTCCTGGAGGCGCGGTACCTGATTTACCGCAAGGAAATAGAGCTCGGGGAGGATGACCTTCCGGAGGAGGAAGAGGCTGACTGGGAGGAAACGATGTATAGTCAATACCAAAAAAGAGATTTTGCGATTTCAACATATAATGATTAACAATTAAAATTTAACTGAAATGATTACAGAAAAACAGAAAGAGGCGGTAAAGAAACTCTGCCAGTACGTGGATAACTTTTGTGAGGAAAACGGCCTTAGTGCTTTTATGAGCGTTGCCGCCAGTGAGGACCATCCGGACGGTCTTGAACAGATAGCCGGCTCGATTATTACCGGCAAGACTGAACATATTGTCGGCTCTATTTCTGGGATTGTCAAAGCGAATAATAAAGTCTATATGTTGCTTTCCGTGGCGCTTATGCAGGCTTACACGAGGAAGGCTGACATCAACACCATCCCGTTCGGTGGAGATTTGAATATGAATTGAAACAAGCCATGTAAATAGTCATGAGTGAGGACAATAAACAGAGTATAATGAACTTCCGCAGGTTTTACGCTTCCTTCAACCATCTGCCCTGTCAAGGCGACCGTGAGGAGCTCAAACGACAGATCGTACACGAGTACACATGGGGGCGCACGGACAGCCTTCGTGAGATGAGTCGTGACGAGTACAACGCCTGCTGTGAAGGACTGGAGAAATTGACCGGGCGCAAGGATGAACTGAAACGGAGGCGCAGCGTGTGCCTCCGCCTGATGCAGCGCCTGGGTGTCGATACCACAGACTGGGCACGTATCAACAATTTCTGCCAACACCCCCGGATTGCCGGCAAGCCTTTTGCCCGTATCGGGTTGGAGGATCTGGAGGCGCTTTCGGTGAAGCTCCGGACGATCGAGCGCAAGGGCGGGCTCCGGCAGAGGAAAGACGTGAGAGAACCGGGCGGCATCGCCTATGTTTTTATAGACCCGAATGCCCCCAAATGTTAAATATCAACCTTTTAAAAAAAAAGAACGATGAGTGACGAAACAAGACAGGCCGTCATCATGACGGACGAGGAGAAAGCTGAATTCGAAGCTTTCAGAAAAGAGAAGGCCCGCAAGGCCAGACAGGAGAAACAGAAGGCCGATCGTGAGGCTTACAAGCAGATGGTGGACGAGGAAATCGAGAAATCAATCCCGGTACTGCTCGCCATCAGCGGACAGATCAGGGAGAGCAAACAGCGTGTTCTGGATAACTTCCGTGATATTCTGGCTATGAAATCCGACCTGTTCGGGGACCGTATCAAAGATGACCAGCGCACGCACACTTTCACCAATTCAAAAGGTGACCAGCGTATCACGTTGGGTTTCTACGTGACCGATGGCTACCGTGATACGGTAGAGGATGGCATCGCTATCGTGAAGGAATACATAACCGGGCTTGCACGTGACGAGAAAACGAAAGCACTGGTATCGATGGTGCTGAAGCTGCTCTCCCGTGATGCCAAGGGCACGCTGAAGGCGAGCCGTATTGTACAGCTGCGTAAGATTGCCGAGGAAAGCGGTGACGAGCAATTTCTTGAAGGCGTACGCATCATTGAGGAAGCCTACCAGCCGGAGGTTAGCAAGCAGTTTATCCGTGCCGAACGTAAGGATAAGAACGGGGTTTGGACTCCGATCCCTTTGGGAATGACGGAATCATAAAAGAACAGGGATGAAACGGTTTAACACTCAGACAAGATTTGTTCCCTTGAAAATAGACGATAATTTTAAAGTGGAACACATTCTATCAAAAGACGGAAAAGTGAAAGATTTTAAAACGCGAAAAGCAGTTGAGAAGTATTGTAAAGAAAATCATTGTATTTATTGCGAGGAAAAATTCATCTTTTACAAATAACAATAAAAAATGAAACAACAGATAAAGAAAGAACCGAAAGTAGCCTTGTGCCGGCGTTGCCATGGCACGGGCAGAATTGAGACCGGGCGGCTTTTCCGTAAAACGGAGACCTGCCCCCAGTGTGAAGGTAGCGGGCGTGTGACAGTCAGCGCGGAAATGGCGCTGGATATCCGCCCATACAAACCAAAGGAAAAGCCCATGGAGGATTAGCAGGTTATGGGAAAGCGGCACGGAGTGAGTTACCAGAAGCGTGTGGCTGATATCAACAGGATATATGACCAGTATGTCAAGACCGGTGTTCCTAACCGGGAAATTTGGCGGCGGTACATATATCCTGTGTATGGTATTAGTGAGCGTACTTTTTATAACATCCTGAACGCTTCGGCCGATCCTAGGAACGACTTGCCGGAAGACACGCAGCTGTTTTTCAAATTTGGGGAGGAATGAATATGAAAGAGTTTTTTGAAGTATTGGAAGAACATGCGGACGCTGCTATTTTTATAGCCTTCTTTGTCTATATGCTGGCGGATTGCATCACCTCCAATTTAAGGAAGAAATAATAAATATCGTACAATATGGAAGTAATTGATATAATGCAGCACATTGATGAACTGTTACAGGGGTATTCTAATGAGGAATGCGCCCGAATTCTGAAAGAAGTGGTAAATGGATGCCAGACACGCATCGAGAGTTGCGAAGAAGGTGTATATACAGACTTATAACGGGTAATTCATGAACAAGGACGTGAAGGTCATCATCGGTCGTATTCTGAACGACCTGCGCGTGGAACTGGGTGACGAGTTCAACCGTAACTTCGAGCGGCAGGCCTTCTTCTCCGAGGCGTGGACGCGTCGGAGAAGTCCCACCCGCCCCGGCGGGCATATCCTGGTGGACAGCGGTGAGCTCCGGCGCAGCATCCAGAGCCGTACAACGGAGAACAGTATCACCTTTTATACCACGCTTCCTTACGCGGCCATTCATAACGACGGTGGCGAGATTGTGGTGACGGCGAAGATGAAGCGTTTTTTCTGGGCGAAATACTATGCCGCCACCGGAGCTTTCGGACGCAAAAAGGACGGCAGCCCCCGCAAGGACAAACGTACCGTCCAGCTATCGTCAGAGGCGGAGTTCTGGAAAGTGTTGGCGCTCATGAAAGTGGGCAAGACCATTAAAATTCCCCGCCGCCGTTTTTTGGGAACGTCTCCCGAGGTGGAACAGGCTGTGCGTGAGATTATCGAGGAGAATATAACGGAATACTTCAGTATTGATTTTGAAATAAATAAAAAATGAGAAAGGAACTTTACAACATGCTCCGCGAGCGTCTGAAAGAGGTGGGCGGCGGGGTAATCAAGCACATCGACCTCTGGAACCACAATGTGGAGTTTATCGAACAGGAGGACGGCTGGGCCCGTCCGGCTGTTTTCGTGGAGTTCTGCCCGATTCGGTGGAACGCTATTGTCAGCGGTGTTGAGTACCGTGCAGAGCCAGTGGTGAAGCTGCATGTTGTCACGGACTGGTCGGGTTCGGCTTCTGATGCCAGTCCTTTCCGCGAGGAAGCCTTGCAGGTGTTTGACCTGCTGGATAATATTCATGAGGCGCTCACGTGTATGGAGGGCGAGACGTTTACCTGCTTTGACCTGGTGGAGAGTCAGACAAACCACAACCATGAGGATATCATGGAGAGCATCGAGGTTTACCAGTGCGTAGCATACCGTCGGCTGGATACCTAAAAAATAATCCGCCATTTTTTGTTTGCAAATGGCGGATTATTTATATCTTTGTCATCAGAATAGCGTTGGAGGTCCAGTGCCGGATTGTAGTTCCGGAAGATTGCCTCCTCCGCTATTTCTTTTTTATGTGGTTGTACAGCTCCCTGCTGTCCGATATGCTGTGCAGCACGAATTCCCCCCAGTCGTATTCCCTGACGATGATCAATGCCTTTTCTTCATGCACTTCCGTTTCGAAGATGTGCGACTGCACCACTCTGGGAATCCCCTTGTGGTTGTCTGCCGTGCCCAGGTATTTTGCCTTCTCCAATACGGAGGCAATATCGAGCAGCATCCGGTTCTTTGCTTCGAAATACTTGAACGGTTGGTTGGTCCATTCGTTGATGGATTTGCGTGTGACCTGTATTTCGTGTGGGAAGGCCGGGTTTGTGATCGTGGTTCCTTGCACGGTCTTAGCCTTGTGGCGTGTGGTTCTGGCGTCAGTTTTGGCCATTTCCCTGACAATCCTGCACGCGGCGCACAGTTCGTTTTCCGGTATCTTTTTTACCAGTTCCACTTTTTTAGCCAGGTCGCAGCTGTTGCACTGCCTTATGGTGTAGGGGTTGTAGTCGGGTACCGCTTTCTCTTGTTTTCCCGGGTTGAACCTGAACATTTCGCTTTTCCCGTCCCCGAAAACGCTCTCGGCACGCCCTCTCGCTTCATTCGCCGGTGTTGCCGGATATTTGGACTTTCGTACCTGCACCACGTCGCAGCGGCAGTTCCACCCGTTTGGCGGGAAGTATTCCTCCCAGAACGGGTCGTCGGGTGGCAGTGTTATGCCGTCAAGTTCCGCATGTTCGGGACGTACCTTGTCATCGTTTACAGTCCGGTATTGCAGGTGGTAACGGTCCCCATCCTGGATAAACCTCTCCCATTTGGCCGCCATTTCGGCTGACGCCTGCACGAAATTGTATTCCGCCCGCAAGTAGTTCGAGTTGTATGTCTCGTCTATCTTCCGTACATCGTTCAAAAAGCGTTCGAACGTCTTTCTTTCGCCGTTCTCGTCCAGCAGTGAGGGGAATGCCTCGTTCAGTTCATGGAAGGTCTTCATCCCGGAAAACACGTAGTCGGACCGTTGGAGCCTGCGCCGCATCGTGTCCGTCATCTCCACCTTCTGGAACGACGAGTCGAGTGCTGCGGCGTGTGCTTCCATGAACTCCCTCATTTTCGGCGTTTCAAGCACCTCGATACGTAATCGGGAACCTTCCAGCTTGTAGAGTGCCTGCATCATCCCGTCGAACAGCGAGGAGAGCTCCCGCCGTATCTCCCGGATGCGTTCCTCCCTTCCGGCTTCCAGCTGTGCCGTCATGTTCCCTGTCAGGCAGGCATATCTTTCATGGAGCCCCTCGTAGTCGGAGGGGCTTAGTCGAAAAAACGGGACGGTCGCATGTTTCTGGCTTTCTTCTTCCCGTCCTTTGTGCCGTTACCGTCGTCTTCCGGTTCTTTCCCGGGTAGTACGGGAGCCACCTGCTGCCTTCTTTCCCCTACCGGCATCCCGTATTTCCCCTCGAAGTACTTTCCGTCCACCTCATAGTTAGCCAGCACCATCTCCTCGTATGCTTTTTGCTGTTCGGGGGTGTAGTCCACCGAGTCATCCCATTCGAAGCGCATCCCTTTCACCGGAAACCCGTGCTTTGCCATTTTGGGTATGAGCTGGTTGTTCACGATGTCTTTCAGCATCCTGCAATCCCTTTCCACAAGGTTCTCGAACACCTCCAGGTGCGTTTCCGACTGTGAGAGGCTGGATCCGTCCTCGATGGTCATGGTCTGCCCGATGACGAGTTTGGAGAGCTCGGAGTTTGCCCGGTCCACGCGTTTGTCATAGACATTGAAAGCGTCGCCCTTCGTGCTCTCGACCACCTCGATGTCCGTTCCCTGCTGGAATACTCCCCATAGGCTGGCTCCCATGCTGTCCATCATTTTCTCCATCTTTGCCAGCTCCTTCTCGTCCCTGGTGGTGGTTTTTGCGATTCGCATGGGCATCCCGAATATTTCGGCGAAGGTGTCCCAGAAGGCGAGCGCGTTCTTCTTCGGTATGGTCTGTGTGGCCGCCTTGAGGAACAGCCCGAGATTGTCGGGGCTTCCCGCTTCTATGAGCCATTCGGTAAACGGCGGTTTCCGGTATTCTATTCCTGTCGTCCAGTCCTGCCCGAGGTCAGTGATGACCCGTCTGTATTCGGGGATGACATGTTTTCTGGGGATAAGTGTCACCCCGTCGAAGCACGGGCAACCGTCCCCGTCAGTGGTGACCTCCCCGAGCTCGATGAGCGAGTGTCCCCAGTATATTGAGTCCAGCGCGTACCCCATGAGCTGGAGAAACCATTCCTGGTTGAAATAGTGCAGCGCCTCCTCTTTCTCGTTTCCTCCCTGGTCCGTGATCTTGTAGGTTCGTGCCATGACGAATCCCTTGCGCTGCTCGATACATCCGGAAAGGTGCAGGTCCACCTCCACGTCGCGGTATATGTCATAGAGTGCCGCCCGGTTGGGGCTGTCCACGTTGATGGCCATCTGCCACGCGTTCCTCCAGTCCTGTATGTCCCTTCGCGTGAGCGCGTCGGTGGTACGTTGGAGCTCGACTACCAGTTTTCTGACCTTCTTGCGGTCGCTTTCCCTGGCGAGGTTGAAGTCCCCGTATTTTGTGCGCAGCACATGGTCCGCACCTGCGAACCTTTTCTTTATGTCCTTGAATAATCCCATAGCCTTACCAGTTGTACCGCTGCTTTTTCTGGCAGCCGTAAATGAATGATCCGTTTGCAATTTCTCCGTTTTCGTCCGTGACGACTGGCAGGTCGGGCACTATCTTCCCGGCTTGTACGCCTTCAAGCCACTTGACGGCTCTTTCGTAGCGTTCCTTGCGAATTTCCATGCCCATATTCTGCGGCAGTGACGCCGCCATGTGGTACAGTGCGATGTCGCAGGTGAACATGACGATAAGCTTGTTGCGTTTTTCCCCCTCGGCGGCGAACACCGCCGGGCAGTCGTATTTTGGGCGCAAGTACGAGGCTATCTCCTCCTGTGCCTCATGTTCGGCGTTTGTGCGGTTCTCCGCGCTGGTCCGTGAAATGACTTTCAGCGCGTTTTCCCCGACAACCACCCGATAGTCCTCTTCAGTGATAAACATGTCCTCCTCCTTCCTTTATCTGGTTACGAAGAGCGCCCGTTTTTCGATGTCCGCCACCGTCACGCCCTTCTTGAAGCGATGCCTTGCCACGAGCTCTTTGACGGCCTTTTTTGGTACCACCTTGAGCCCTTTGTTGATATATATCACGTAATATTTCATTCCGGTCATGCCTGCCATCCTGACCGCCTTCTTCACGGCCCGCTTGTATCTCCAGGCGAACCACATTCTTTTTATAAATCCTATCATTGTCACCAGCTGTTTTTTGAGGTTCTCCGGTGTCTGCCGAGCCTCGGTTTGTAATTCTGTTCCCTTGTATTTTTCTGGAGTATCCAGATGGCGGCCTCGTCTGCGTCCGGTGCGTCGTCATGTATCCGGCTTCCCCGTTCGAGTGCCAGGGTCTGTTCTATGCCCACCTGCATGTCCGGGCTTTCCTTGAGCGCCTCGTTATAAAATATAAATCCGCGCTCCCATAACGGTGAGACTGCTTCAATACGCTGTATTTTGTCCGGTTTCTTGCGGTAGTCCCCGCTGATCGGTAACTGGTACCCTCTACGGTTGCCCTCTTCGGTGAACTCGTCCAGGATGGTATCCTGAAGGAAGTTCGCTTCCATGAAGAAGCTGACCGCCACGCCTTCGGGCAGGTCCTCGTACAGGTTGTATAGCCATCGCACCATTCCCGTGACGCTGTCCTGCCGGACATAGCAGTCTATCAGGTGGAGTTCCGTCCCGATCTTTCCCCAGAGGCGCGAGGCTTTGTAGTCATTGGCCGTCGTGGATTTGAACGAGGGGTCGGTGTAGCACACGAGCATGTCGTATTTCCAGAGCGGCAACACCTTTTTGAAACGTATCCATTCCGCCCGGAAGATGGTCCCGTCCGTGATGGGGTTATGCATCATTTCTTTCTCCCATGCCCGGTAACCGACGAACTCCCTGTACTGCCGTGCTTCCTCCTTCGTCCACTTTTCTTTCCATACAGGTTCCCCGTTTTTATCCACCGCCTTGATTTCGGACACGTGCACGCCCTTGGACGCGGCGATGTTTGCCAGTACCGATTTCTTTGATATGAGGTTTCCCACCATGATGAACCGCCCACGTCCCACGTCAAGGGCCCCGAACAGAGCCTCTTTCACCCAGTCGGTCAGTATTTTCACACGCGCTTCATTCCGGCAGAGTTCGTCATCGTCCAGGTCATCGATGACGATGTAGTCCGGACGCGCCTCGCGCTCCCTGAGTCCGCGGGGTGACTGTCCCCGTCCGCAAGCGAGGAACTTGACGCCCTGGCGTGATGTGAATTCTCCTTCCGACCATTCCCCGATGCTCTTCTGTTCCCCGAAGTCCGCGATGATGCGCTGGTTGTATTCCAGTTCGGCCTGTATGTCCCCGAGCAGCCGGATGGCACTGTCCTCCGACTTGCCGACCACCACCATGAAATTGATGAGCCGTTTGGGCTGGAACATGAGCCATAGCGGGATGAATATGTCGAAATGGGTCGATTTGGCATGTCCGCGCGGCCATTTGAACACTGCCTTCAGGTTGGGTGTGCTCTTGACCTTCATTGCCGCCGCATTGTGGAACGGTGCGTTGTGTACGGTCCGGATGACCTCCCCGGTCACCTTGTCGCGAAGCTGGAGGAAGTGAGGGAAATAGTACTCGCAGAAAGCCGCGTAGTCGTTTTGCAGCCTTCTGATGCGTTTCTCTTTCTGTACGGCTGTCTCGTGCGAGAAGCTGGAAAGGTCCGTGAGTGACTGGATGCGCTTGCAGTGCTCCTGCCACTCTGCATATCTTTGTTTTTTTTCCGCCTGGGTTGCCATACTACTGTCCCCCCAGGTTTGCCCCCATGCTTTCCACGATGTACTTGTCCTGGTAGCGGTTGATAGCCTTGATCAGTTCCGGTGTCAGTTCCGGGTCCGTCTGCGAGCGGTATTCAAGCCATTTGGAAAATGCCATGAACACTTCGATGGCATCCACCACGTTCGCCTTCTTGTCGAGTTTCTCGATGACCGCCGAGAGTTTTGCCAGCTTGTCACCGAGCCCGGCGATCATCGCGGCGTCCTCGGATGCGTTTACCTGTTCTATGAGCTTGTCTATGGTCAGCAGCAACTTGTTCACCAGCTCGGGGCGCGTGATGTTTTTCGCCGCCCTTGCTTCCTTCCATTTCCCCTCAGTACACCATTTGGACACGGTGACTGCCGAGACCCCGACTTTGTCGGCGATCTCCTTCTGTTCCATGCCGGAAAGGTACAGTGCCCTTGCCAGCGATTTCTTTTTTTCGATCTCTTCTTTCTTCATAAAAATGTGTGTAAAAGTTCATGAATCACGGGCAAAGTTGCGTCCGGGCGTGCGGGGTTTCCAAAAAACGCTGAAATGCTTTCATAGAAGTGTGCAACCGTTTCATACTTTTTTGGAAGGCGGCTTTTTTCACTTGTAATATTGCGGCGTGAAACTTGAAAAAAGCAGAAAAGAGAAATGAGCAAACGAGTACGAATTTCAAACAGTGTCCTGAACAGCTACGGTTTTCGTGTGCTGACTGAAGGGATGGACATCGGGCAGTATTGCCGTAACCCGGTGCTGCTGGACATGCACGAGCGTGGTAATGTAATCGGTTATATGAAGGATGTGAAAGTGGACGGTGACGAGATTACCGGTGAGCCGGTGTTTGATGAAGCGTCAGAACTGAGCCGGCGCCGCAAGAAACAGTGGGAGTTCGGCAGCATCCGGATGGTGAGCGTGGGGATAGATATCCTTGAGGTGAGTGACAGCGCGGAGCATCTTGTACAGGGGCAGACCCGGCCGACCATTACCCGCAGCAAGCTCACCGAGGTGTCCGTCGTGGATATCGGTGCTAACGATGACGCCATCGTGCTGACGAGGGACGGTGTGAGGATAGAGCTCGGCAGGGACGGCGAGTGCCCCTTGCCGCTATTGGATAACAAACCCAAAAATCAAAATTTTATGGATCAGAAAATTCTGGCCCTGTCGCTGGGCCTGCCGGAGACGGCTGATGAAGCGACAATCAATTCCCGCCTGGCGGAGTTGAAAGCATCGAAAGAGGAAGCGGACCGCCTGCGTTTGGAGAATTCCGCCCTTCAGCTGGCACGTGTCACGTCGGTGGTTGAGAAGGCGGTGAGCGAGAAACGTATCGGTGAGGACAAGAAACAGCAGTTTATCGATCTTGGCAAGAAAATCGGTGCGGAGGAACTGGAGAATACTTTCGCGGCCATGTCCCCGCAGGTGCGGCTCAGTTCGGTCATCGGTCACCAGGGCGGTGCTCCCACGGGCACGCAGCCTGTTAGCTACAACAAGCTTTCCGATGTTCCGGTTGACAAGTTGGAGGAAATGCGTGAGAAACAGCCTGCCGAGTACCGGAAGCTTTACAAGGCCGAGTACGGCATGGAGTGTGAGATTTGAAGTCAAACCTTTTTTAAAAAAACAGAAAAGAAAATGAGTAAGAAAGTACTTATGTTTTGTATGGCCCTGTTGTTCAACGGTGTGACCGGGGCTGTTTTTGGTGCGGTCTGCGGCATTCCTGCCGCCTTGTCGGCGCTGGGCATGAATGCCGTGGCTGTCGTGGTGGGTGCGCTTCCGGTGGAACCGGGAATCCTGCGCACCGGTGTGTACAAGGAGATTTGGACGGGCGAATTGGTGAAGTACCTGCGCCGCGGTCTGGAGGCGACGTGGCTGGACGGTATTCCCGACAGTTCCTCGCTGGTGAATAACGACGTGATCCACCTGGTGGATGTGGGTGTGGACCCGGACGTGCTGGTTAACAACACCACGTACCCGATCGACCTCCAGGCGCTGGATGATGCCGACCTGACCATCAGCCTTGACAAGTTCCAGACGAAGGTGACTCCCATTACTGACGATGAGCTGTATGCGATCAGTTACAACAAGATGTCGCGTGTGAAGGAAAGCCACGGCAACGCCATCAACGACGCCAAGTTCGCCAAGTCCGCACATGCCATGTGCGCCAAGGAGAATACCGCCAAAACCCCTGTGCTGAAAACCACCGGGGAGAGGGACGAACAGACCGGACGCCTGAAGATGCGCATGGCTGATATCATCGAGCTCAAACGTTCTCTGGACAAATTGGGTGTTCCCGCCGCCGGGCGTCGCCTGGTACTGTGTTCCGACCATGTGAACGACCTGCTGGGCGAATCGCAGAGCTTCCGCGAGCAGTACAATATCAACCGCACGGATGGCACGGTGGGACGTCAGTACGGCTTTGACATCTATGAATTCGCGAACAACCCGTTGTATACCACTACCGGAAAGAAGAAAGATCTCGGTACCGACGCCGCTGATGGCGAGTTCCAGTGCTCCTTTGCGTTCTACACCCAGCGTGTGTTCAAGGCTACCGGCTCGACGAAGATGTATTACAGTGCCGCCGAGACCGATCCGGAATACCAGCGCAACAAGATCAACTTCCGCCACTATTTCATCTGTATGCCGAAAAAGGAGGATGCCGGTGCGGTCATGATGAGCGGTTATAAAGCGGCGTAAAATATGGGGAAAATAAAATTTTTGGTCATCCATTGCACGGCTACGCCTGAAGGGCGTGAAGTCAGTGGCGCAGAGATTCGCGCCTGGCACACGAACCCGGTATCCAAGGGCGGTCGCGGCTGGAAACAGGTCGGGTATACTGACCTGTTCCATCTGAATGGCGGCGTGGAGCGCCTGGTGGACAACAACGAGGACGCGAACGTGGACCCTTGGGAAATCACCAACGGCGTGGCCGGCTATAATTCCGTCAGCCGTCATATCGTGTATGCCGGCGGTGTAGCCAAAGACGGCAAGACCCCGAAGGACACGCGTACGGCGTGCCAGAAGCGTGCGCTTGAGAAGTACGTGAAAGACTTCCACCGCCGTTTTCCAGATGTCCGTATCGTGGGTCATAACGAACTGGCGGCGAAAGCCTGCCCCAGTTTTGACGTGCAGAAATGGCTTGTTTCAATAGGTATCAGACAATCATAAAAAAGTGATCATGGACACGAGCGTACTCTTGAACTGGATATTTGGCGGCGGCCTTCTGGCCGCTCTGACGGCCCTTGTAACGTTGGGCCCCACGGTCAGGAAGGCGAAGGCGGAAGCGGAAAAGGCGAAAGCCGACGCGGAGACCGTGCGGATAGACAACACGGAGCACGCCACGCGTATCCTGATCGAGAATATTGTAGAACCCTTAAAAAAAGAACTTAGTGCGACACGAAGAGAGATGGCGCGTTTGCGCAAGGCTATTGACGGTGCCAATGATTGCCTTCACCGTGCTGACTGTCCTGTCCTTCATGAGCTGCGCGAGCTCCCGAAAACAGACCCGGAGCTTGACGACGGTGAAAACCGCGTCAGGCGTGGACAGCGCAAGGTCCGGGCGTCGGGGGCTGGTGATGGCGGGCCTCCCGGCATCGGCGCTGACGTTGAAAATTCCGGTTCCTGACCTGCTGGCGCTTCCTGCCGGTGCCTCCTATCATGGTAAAAACGGGCAGGCTGGCGTGGATGTGACGTCCAGGGGCGACACGTTGGTGGTGACCTCCACCTGTGACAGTCTCCAGCGTCTGCTCCTCTGGTATGAGGAGGAACTGACACGTATCCGGGGCGATACCGTGAGTGTTTCGGAAGTTTCCGAAACGGAGTTCAAACAACGTTTTAACCCCGTTAAAATCGCCCTCATTGCCTTTATCGCCGGTATGGCATCCGGCATAGTATTAACCGTTTTAATAAAGAGACGACTGTATGAAAAATAACAAGAATTTCATCTACGGCATCGCTGTTGTCACGTTCGGTGCCATGACTATCGGCTGGATCGAGAAGGGCAGCTGGGACTGGGGCGGCACGAAGCCCGAGAGTGTCGATGTCGAAGCCGAGCAGGTTCCCGACGCCCCCGTCCTGACATTGCTCCAGAAGAACGGGCAGGTATCGCCCACGTTCAACCTTATCCAGCTGGACTATAAGAACATCAAGGCCGTGCTTGGCGGCACGCTTGTAGGGCCGGCGGATGCCCCGACCGGCTGGAAGGCCCCGACCGAACTGGTGAACCTTTCCGGTCCGTGGACCATCAAGTTCGTATCCGGGCAGACGATGTCCATTCCGAACGGCACCATCCTTGCGAACCTTGGCGGGAAGCTGACGCTGACGGAGGTTTCCAAGCTGGAATGCCAGCTGAAGGTGAACAAGCCGGAGGACGGCTCTTCTCCTTACGAAATCAATGACACCGCGGCAGTGGAGGACTAACGCATGGACGAGCGTGAAGCGAGAAAGGTGCAGAGGGAGGCATCCGAGGCATTGCTTGACCTGGGTGTCTCCCTTCCCCTGAAGGAATGGCGCCTGCCTTTCATGAAACGCCCCGTGCGGTGGCGTGTGACCATGCGCCGCCCGCGCCTTGCCGGGCAGATATGCATC